ACGCGTTGGCATAACTCTCACAAGTTCCCAAATTCGCTGTTATATATAACAGCGAAGAGCGAACTTGATAGTTATGTAGCCAAATACATTAATGTGTTGGAGGATAAACTTGAATGGTTTTATCCTGGCTCAACAACTAATGATCTTGCGTCAAAAGACCAGTATGAAAAGATCGTTACCGAGGTAATAACCGAGGCACGATTATTCGGAATGGCCAACATGAAGGAAATGGAATCTTTATTTACAAAGACCCGTTTCGTATCATGGTACAACATTTGCTCTAAGTTGAGGCTTAAGCAAGCGATTCTCAAGTCATCGTCGACCGGCTTCTCTTTAGCCTGGACCTACGATGATCTGAGGGACTATACCACTAAGCTGCTCCCTTCTACCGAGTCCCTTACTAGGGCCTGGGTCGGGAAGGAGCCAGATACGTGGGAAAGTTGGGAACCTCTCTCCGAAGGATGGGTGATGGTGAAACATCCCCGCCCGTCGAGTAAGAGGAGGAGAGGCCGCGATCACAGAGCTCATTCAGGTTTTAAATCCTGGTTTGATCTTTATGATTCGACCCATCCCAGAGACAAACGTCCCTGGATTCTTTCTTGATAAGGGTGCATGCGACACTCGTGACTAAAAGCAAACCTGGTTAACCCAGGGGTCACTGTAGTCTAGCATGTATCCTTATCTCGGATTATGAAAGGAACCGAACTCTTGCCTAGCTGTTTAACAGATAGGGCTTCACTTGTGTCCACTGCCACCTGGTAGAAGGACACCCCGTACGGGTGGCCTACCGCACCTGTGCGTCCAGTTCTTTTTAAAGTAGTGGGGCCAGATCCGTTCACTCAGCCTAGCTGGGGTCTTGTCTTCCAACTATGAGGCGAGCGTACGACTTAAGACATCTGTTACTTAAAAGTCTTACCTTTGCTTCATCACTGTTCTGTGATGGCGGATACCATTCGCAATCCCGCTCGGTGCAGTGCGTGCTTTCGTTCGCATTGTCTAGCAGTCGCTTACTCGGCGCATAGAGGTCAACTGACGCTCCCATTTAGGGGAGATCCTTTGATCCCGCGACCCGATTCAACGAGTCTGCCACTTGTGAGG